GTGTAGATTTCATTAAAGTTGTCGTTAATTAAATCACCACCTGCACGTAACGAACTACCCGTTCCGTCATTTGCTGTTGATCCTATGTTTATTGTTTGTTTTGCCATAACTCTCTCTTACTATTTATACGTTAAACCTTATCAAATTTAGTTGTTGTACTATCAAACATTGTAGTTGTTTCGTCAAACGTATCACCAGTTACTTCCCCTATAATTGCAGGTATTGTAAAGTTTGTTCTTATTTTTCTACCATTCACGTCTGAAGTCATTAAGAATATTGCGTTTGAACCATCTAGTGATGTTCTTGTGCCTTGTACTTTAATACCACTTAATACAGCAAACGTTATAGCACTACTACTGAAAGTATTATTTGCAGTTGTACCAAATGCAGTTTGTATCATTTTATTAATTGTACCAAATCTAGGTCCTGCATATGCAAAACCTTGTCTTACATTTACATTATTAATATCTCGTCTAACCCTACTTACATAATTTATATGTAGTGGTTGTTTTTTTAAAGTTACATCTCTAGTTGTTTTATCAAATTGTGTAATTGTAGATTGATCAAAGTCTGCTGATACACCTAATTTAGCATTTGCTCTTAATGAAGTACCATCTGTTTCAGTACCTAATCTTCTACCAACTAAAAATGAGTATAGTCTTGTTAATACTGAACGTAAGATAGCTTCTGTACCAGAGTTGATTCCAGTTACACGTCTAACCTGACCATCTAATCTTGTTTCAATTGTAATCTCACCTTGAAAATAAAAACCAGCAGAGTGAAGTGTTTTAATGTAACTATCTCTCCATTCATTAATTGATCTACCTACTCTTATGATGTATGAGTAATCTTGGAATTTTAAACTATCTTGTACTTTCATTGTATCTTCAGATACCCAACCATCTTCGTTTAAGAAAGCACCATCAGTTGTAACAACACTAGATACATCTACTGTACCTGTACCTTGTTCTAATTTTTTAGCAGTGGCAGTTGCACCACCTGAAGACGTAATTGTTATATCTGTACCATATGTGCCATTTGCACCTGATAATTTTAAAACTTGTGTGTCTGTATCAAATGAAACAACTGTTGATGTAACAGTACCACTAGCAGCTGCGTTTGCACCAGTAACAGTTTCTCCTGCTGAAAATGTACCTGTAACTCCTGTACATAAAATATAAGTTGGTAAAACAACTGTAGGTGCTGGACTTGCCTGATAGTTATAACCAGATTCAATAACGTTTATTGTTAATGCTCTTCCTATTTCTGAACCATATGATAAAACTTTTGCACCATTACCTGAAGTAGATGTAATTGTTAAAGTAGGTAGTGATATAAAACCATTACCGTTATCAATCATTCTAATATCTGTTATGTCACCTGAACCACTTTCTTGTACAACTTTATTACCAAAGTAAGTATCGGCAACCATAGTTTCATCTTCTAAAATTAATTGACCTGAGCCTGTGCCACTTTCTAAAGTAACACCACCATCAACTACTGAAACTTTTGCACTTGCATTACCAGAACTAAAATTAATAACATCACCGACTTCGTAACTTGAACCACCACTATCTACAACAATTTCTTGTATTGATCCTGATCCTACAGGTCCTAATTTTAATGAAGCACCTGTACCACCAGCAGTAATTGCTAATTCATCTTCTTCGTTATATAAAGCACCATCAGATGTAACTGTTCTATTGTTAATAATACCTGTAACTGTTAATGTAATTAAAACATCACTATCTGTATTGTCTGTACCAGTTATATTTTGACCTGGTTGAAATGTACCAGAAACTGAAGTGTCACCTAAAACTAATTCAACAATTGTTACACCACCAATAATAAATTTAAATACATCTTCAACAACGGCTGTTGCTTCATTTATTGTAGCACTAGTTGGATCGTTTGCTTGTGTAATAGTTTGACCTATAAGATTTGTAGCGTCTGAAGTACCTACTTCAGTACAACGTATAACTTTTTTAGTGTCCCATTTACCATCTGATACTCTTAAAATATTATCTTTTGGATATCTTATTTCAGCGTCTTCATTAAACAATAATTTAAAAAATATTTCACTTGCACGTTTTGTACCTTTTGATTGATACAATGATTTAATATTTTTTATTAAGTTTCTTTTATCAACTGAACTATGTAATGTATCAGGTATAGAAGTTAAAAATGAGTTTCTAAATTTAGTTAAAAATCCTTGTATAGTTTTATCTACGTCAGCATAGTCTAAAAGTTGTTGAATATTTTGAACTGGATTTGCTCTGTACTTACCTATAGTTGCCTGAGCAGCTGAAGACGAACCTGTTATTAATTCACCTTCTATAAATTTGTTTTGATGAGTTACAAATAAACGAGCACCAGCATCCACATCTTCAATTAATACTGTTGCAGTTGCACCAGATGTTGAACCAGTTATAGTTTCTCCATTTTGAAAATCACCATAACTTGTATCTTCTAAAAGAAAGTTATCACCACTATCGTCTTTACTAATATTAGTGCCATCAAGTATAGTTTTACCTGTTGTATTACCTTCTAATACTATGTGATCTGGATCGCCAATGTTTGTTAATTTGATCTCAGCTGATTCCATCAACTGATAATATGCTTTTATAAAGTCTAAAAATAATGGATGATCTTCAAGTACAAAATCAGGTACTTGTGAATTTATAAGGTTTGATATTTTATCTTTGAAGTCGGCCATTTCATCTAATAACTACTAGTCGTGGTATATCCAATACCAGCGTTTGCTGAGCCTCCCACTAATGTATCAGCCTCAACTGTAACTGAACTATTTGCAATATCAATATCTAATACTTGATTTCTAATAGGAACAATATCGTTTGAATTAGGTTTTACTGTAACCTCAATAACTGTTGAAGCTGCACCTCTAATGTTTTCTATATTAGAAACATTTAAAGAATTAACTTCTACTGAACCTGTTGTATAATTAATAGTACCTTGTGTGCTGTTTGCATATGATCTAACAGAACCATCCATCTTATATCTTCTAACATTACCATTACCGTCATCATCTAAAAAGAATACATCTGTTGTATTGCCATCAATCTTAAATCCTGTTGAACTTAATATACCACCAGAACTAGTATTATGTCCTGAATGTGGATTGTATAATGCGTTTGCAAAGTTAATGGTATATTTTGTAGAACTACCAATAGTTGGTGTAAATGATTTTCTTAATTGAACTGTTGTAATATTTGATAAGATAGAATCATCTGTATCATCAATTAGGCCTGTTAGTTTTGAATGTCTAAACATTGTATCAAAAGATTGTAATGTGTTTGCGTTATAGTTTGTTATAGTAGTTATAACATTTGATTTAATTGTATCACTTACCTTTGTTGTAGTCTTCTCGTCAAATTTAACTGTAGTTGTTAAAACAATATCTGTAGTTTCAGGATCAACAATTACTGGAGTAACTGAAGCAACTGAATATTTTTTTAAATCTTTTACTATTCTATCTTTTGTAGAATCAGTTAAGTTAGAACCACTTGTTGGTAAAATAGAAATATAAACTCTACCATAGAATGGCGTTTCAGCGTCTTCACCACCCCAAGCACTTACTGATTGTGTATTAGCATAAAGTTGTTTTACTTTTGTTTTATAATCTTCTACTGTAACTGCTCTGTCTTGTGCTGAATAAAAACTAGAAGCGTTTTGTTTTATACTTTGTAATGCTTCAGGTTCGTTACCACCTTGTGCTGATGAATTAACTGTTAAAGTAACATCATTGAAACCTGATATAGAACCAGATAATGAAAATGATGTAGCACCATTTGCTTCTGTTTTATTTGTTACAACATAACTTATACTAATTATGTTACCATCTTCTAATGCTTTACCTATAACACCATCACCAAAATATATTTCATACTGACCATCTTCAGCTTCTTGTAAAAAGAAAACTTTTGATGTGCCATCTAATTCTGTTATTGAAGTTGCTCTAGTATATGTGTTTGATGTAGTGTCGGAAGCACTATTTTGTACAGCAACTTTTATTGTAGTTGAGTCTGCTCTATCACTTGGTATTAAAAATCTTTGATCTATATCTGAACTATCATAAGTGTAATTATAAGATACGTAAGTACCTTCATAAACATTTAAACTTTGTGCTGTATAAATGCCATCAACTGGTTGAACTGTTTTGTCAGCGATAGATACAAATGTATAAGTTAGACCATCTACTGTTGTTGAAAATTTTGTACCTGCAGGAATTGTGATTGTTGCACCTGTACCATCATTGATTACTAATTTTAAATCAGCGATTGGTGCTCTAGCAGAGTTAGGTGTGTATCCTACTAATTTAGCCAATGACGCAACACTTGATCTTAACTGTGCTGTGTCCATGAACATTTCGTTTGCTACGAAGTTTGCATTGTAAGCCAAGTAGTGTGTATTGTAAGCAAGTAGATCAAGCAATATTGCCATTGAACTACCTTCAAAGTCATAATCTTTAAATTCGTTTTGATTTGAAAGAAATCTTTTTAATGAACCTTTTATATTCTCAAAATCTAATTCTGAAATATCTAATCTGTGTGCTCTTGCCATTTTATCTTACTCTTTGTAAAAATGTTGATACTGAAACTGGCGCTTCTGTACCGTTAATTAAAAATGAAACCATAATACTAATACCATTTTTGTCTATGTCTTCTTTTACAACAACATCTTCAACACTAACTCTTGGTTCGTATTTTTCAATTGCCATAGCAACACGGTCTTTTATAATAACTAATAATGGTTCAGTTATATTTTCAAATAAGAAACCTCTTAAATTGCAACCGAAGTCAGAATTAAAAGCTCTTTCATATTTGTTTGTTAAGATTATATTCTTAACAGCCCTCTTAATTGCTTGTACATCAAATATCTTTGCAACATCTTTAGTTGCTGGATTTTTAGTAAAACTCAAATTTAAATCACTATAGATTCTATTTGATCTTTTACTTTTGTTAGTTGTACTTGCGTCATAGTTTGAGTAGGCCATAACTATATTTATATGACTTTACAGACCATTTACTTTAACATTTAAAGAACCTGAAATCATTGCACCTGCGTCAGCACTATCAGTTACACGACCCCAAGGTAAACCGCCTATTTTAACGTTTGTTGATCCTTGATTTAATGCAGCTACATGAGCAGGACACAACGGAGCAGGTGGAAAAGTGTGAGATACGGTAGGAGTGCCTTGTACAGCACCTGCAATACCGTTTGCCTTAACGGTTCTTACTAATGAAGTTGCTAAATTAGTGATTCCTGTACAAACATGACCTGTAGTCAACGGATCTCCTTCTCTAACTGCCATATCTTTGTTTTGCCTCTGCTTGCCTTTGTTCTCTTTCGGCTTTTAGTAACATTCTTTTCTTTTCTATCTCAATTGATTGACGTATTTTTCGTCCTACTGGTATTTTTACCGAATCTACGATTTTTTTGCCTTTTTTACTAATATATTCAACGCCAATAAACTCATCCTTGAAATCCCCTTGTACAGACATGGTGGCTTTCTTCAAACTCATGGCTTCCTTCTCTTTTTCGTCACCTGATTCGTTCCAGAACTTAAAAATTCTCATTTTTTTCATAATTTCCTCAATTTTTGTGTTTTTCTACTATTTATAAGGGTTTTTAGAGAACAAAACAAGAACATATGCCATTTTTTTCCATTTTTTGCTTGATTTTTATGTAAAAATACGGTATTATAATAGTATGTACAACAAAAAAACAAAGGACAACACAATGATAGACAAATTAACAACATTTTCTGCCGTTATATTCGTAATGAGTATGATCGGTGCTACTGGTGCTATAGAAACCGATCAATATTTACTTGGTGCTACAATGACACTTATTGGTGTTATTACAGGATTAACAACAATCAGTTTATCTAACAAATAATGAATAATAAAAAGTTAAAAACTGCAATTAAGAAACTTGAAAAGAGAGTTGCTTACGGAAACAAGTTATTAAAGACAAAATCTCTATTTCAAGTAATACAAATAATGAAAACTAAAAAGGATATATAACACTATGGCTAATCAAAACATTATGGTAAACAATTTATCAATCGTAAGAAACATTGCATATAAAAGAATTAAGGATATGTCTAAAGATGTGAAAGAGATCGTTCAAGTTGAAGATGATCTTTTAAAAAGAATTGACATTAATATGAAAAATGCTATTAATAAAATTATCAACGATTATAAATGTGAAAGATTAACAGGCGTAATTAAAATTAAATAAGGAGACACTATGAAAGATACACAATTGAAAAAAGATATTATGAACATTGCAAAGGCAGAGTCTGCTGATGGTATTACAATTTGTTGTGGTACCTTGTTTACGAAGTTTAATGTATCTGTACATCAACAAATGGCAGATAGTTTAAAACTTGCTTTACAGACTTTCTTTGACAACAGAAAGAAAAATGATTGCGTTGTTAAGATGTCAGGTCCTATGGGTGCTGATGAAGAATATGCTTACGACTTTGTACCTGTTGTAGATTTTAGATTAAATGGAATGGGAATATAATGTTTAGACTTTGGGTAATTATAGTAACATTTTCTTTTATATTTACTGCTATCGCTGTATTTGCTGAAGAACATGACGTTTGTAAACATGAACAAAAATATAGTCAGATATGGTACATCAATGGTTGTGATGGTGAAGAAATAAAAAGTAAAATTAAAGTAGTAAAAGATGATAATAAAAACAACCCTTGGAAAGGTTGGGAAAATGGTACTTCAAATGAGATACCAAAACATGCTATTGTAACAGATGATAAAACATTTAAAAAATATTTAAAAAAATATATTGGTTATGGTCAAATTAAAGGTCAGAAGGTTAATAATTATTTTCAAGTAACAAAAGATAAAAACAAAATA